CAGAGCCGTGAGCAATTTTCTGCCCAGCAGGCAAAGCTACGTTAGTGCCATCGCCATCAACAGCGTTTCCAGTTGCGGCAGCAATGATTAAATCATCGAATGCGCGAGCCATACTATTTGCGCCAGACTTGGCATAGTTGCTTTCTGGGCTGATCAACATACGAACCTTATCCTCGTCATCGATGAGGTCGGCCCAGTGATAGTCAGTCATTGTCGCAGTCCTGCGCGAGTGCGGTACTTCAAGCACTGGCGTATTCGTGTGACGGCTAGATTTAACGACAGCAGCGACATTACCAAGACGTTCAAAATTAAATTTTTCGCCTGTTACTGACTGCTCTGTTACTGATGAACGTAGGCGTGAGCCTTTCTGCGCTGCTAAGTGAATTAGGTTGTCCTGGAACTGTTGGACAAACGCTTTTGCGATTGTATTAGCCATGATTCATTCTCCGAAATTGGCAATTGAAATTGGCGTTTTGAGCTACCCTTTTACGGACTCTTAACTGGCAATAACGCTTGCGTTAACGAGATATGAGATACGGCTCATCTAACCGCAGGACTAAGAATTAGCTACCCTGTGATTAGATGTTCTTACTTTCCTATGCGGTTATTAGAATTAACCCTCTTCTGGAAATGCTTGTAGATATAGATTACTCATTTCCTTTACCTTGGCTAAATGCTGTGGGTCACCCACTATGTTGTATGGGCTGGCTTTGTTGTTACGCATTTCGGTAATTCGATCTAAGGCTTCACTAGGCGACAAGGTAAAACGTGTACTTGACTCAATGCCTGCTGATTGCTCTTCAGTCAAAGTTGCTCCTATGCCAGCCATTAGTCGGATCATGCCAGGGTTATTAGCTAGGCCACTGTCTAATAGGAACTGCTGAGTTTCAGAGTCGGCATAAGCCATAACAGCATTCTTAGCCTGAGCCAACTTAGTGTCGTAGGCGTGACCCCATTCCTTTTTAAGCAGATCATTGGCAGCTTGCATCTCAGCATCGCTGTCCTCATCATCCTGTTTAGATTGGCCTTGGGTGTTTTCTTGCCATGCCTTAACTTGTGCATTAGACAAGCCATTGTCGTGTGCCCACTCTAGGAAATCAGGGTCAGCACCTTCAACCTGGTAGCCGTCCTTGTTATCTGGACGACCAAGACGAGAATACATAGCGTCACGGGCTTCAGATTCATCGCTAGGAAGGTTTAATAAGCTAGGAACCTTATCGGTTAGCTTGGCATTAAAGGCTGTCCAATCGTCAGTAGACGCATCCTCACCAGGTATCCGTATTGAGCCGCCAGCATATTGCTGTGCATCAAGGTAAGACTTAGCCAAAGTATTCAAGTCAGGGATCTGTGATAGTGATTCATTACCTCGGTACTCATCAGATAACCCAGAATGCCAGGACTCTGTTGTTGCTTCTTCACTCATGTTTTTTCTCCACTACATCCGCGATTTCTAAGTAAATGCTACGCTGACCTTCGCGGAAAGCCGTTTCACACGCATCTTTAGTAAACGAAATTCGATCACCATAAGACGACTTCATATTAGCCAGCATTCGCTGACCTGTTTTAGTGCTAAATAATTCTCTAACGTCTTTACTGAACTGGTCCATTAACTGTCTGCTCCAAATCCGCTACCTGTTGTGCCCCTGCAAGCTCCTGCTGACCTTGCTCCATTTCAGCCTGTGCCTGCTGTTGCTGCTGTCGTGCTTGGCGTAACTCCACTACTTGCTCATCGCCTAACAACATATCTGCTGGCGCACCTAATCGGTCTGAGATAGTACGAGCGGCCTTATCAACATTAACGATGTCCAATACTTCTGGATTTACTTGAGCTAATTGCATAATGCCGTCAACTGCACGTTGGATACTGGTCACTTCTTCCATTTTCTGAGATCGTGCTAATGGTCCAACGTATTCAATGTCAAGGTCAGAACCCTGCGATTGCAGCACATCTGGCATTTCTGGCAGCGCATTACCACGCAACATCGAATAAAACGCACGTTCAACAATAGGGTTAAGAAACTCTGACTGTAGGCGACCAAGGGTTGGCCCTAACAGGCGTTGCATCAACTCATAGCGAACTTGAACCTCAGTGGCGGTCATCTGTGGCCCTTCGTTTAACTCAAGCTGATCAGAAAAGAAGATACGCCTTACTGAACCACGCACATCACCAAGCATAAGCTGGTCAGCATTCCAGTTAGTGGCGTTAACGATAGGCTCTAGGTTGTTCATATCCCGAACATACGTTACTGTGCTTGGACGCATATCGATCTTACCCAAGATTCCGTTCTGCATAGCCTTTAGCGGTGGATCAATAGACTTCTCCCAGGCTTTCATAGCAAGCTTACGAGCAGAGTTGAGAGTCTTGATGTCAGCCCGTGCTACACAACCAGGTCCAAATCCGTAGATGTCACCTGTAGTTTTAGCCCAGCGAGGGACCATGAATGGCAACTCATAATAGCCGCTTTCTTTACAAATCTTTTTGTCAGCCACGCTAATAAAATAGCAGGCAAAGGGCCGTTGGTGAGGAGGTGCAACCATCGCTGGCTCACCCTTTAACTCTCTTGGAAACACAGCTTGCACATACTCAAAAACCTTGTCAGGATCTGCTTCCAAAGCTTTAAGCGTCTTCTCGCCAGCGTCATCACCAAACTTTTGGTACGCTTGCCTGGCAGTTAGTTTTAATTTACGAAAGACAGTGTCAATGCGTCCATCTTCACTCTCGGCAATAACCACTTCAGCAAGGTGACAGGCTCTAAAGTTAAAGCCATCAAACTGTGCGTCCTTAGTCTTCACATCAAACTGTAAAGCAGATGTACCAAAGCCAACGAGGTCTTGGTAACACTCGGCAACCTCTGTGCTGAAATTGCACTTACCTAGCTCTTGGAACATACTTTTACTACACTGCTCTAGCCAATCTTTAGCGTCTTTGTCTTCGTTAAGCTCGTCTTCACGGAAGCGTAGGCCAAACCACTTCGTTGAGGGGCTTGTAAGTGACCCGTGCAGAGAGGCTGATAGTATCTGTAACGCATGGATGCCTGTAGAGTCATACACCTCTGCTGCGCGTTTAGTGCCTCTAGTAGCCGTTGTAATAAAGTCAACCTTGCCTGGCATTAAGAACGTAGCCAGTTCTTCCCACATCGTATCCCAGTTAGTGCGATCTGATCTTAGTCGGTCATAGCGTTTTAGTAATGCTATAGGTGACACAGTTGGCTCTGCTTGCTTGCCCTTTTCATACGCTTCCATTAGCTAATACTCATTAGATTTGTTCGTTTTGTATCTGCTTCGCCAAGTAGCCCAGCAAACTTTGTATTGGTCCGATTCATTCTCATCAACATCAACCTACGCTTGTGCAACGCCCTTAACTTAGCAGGGTCAGTCTCAGTTTTAATCTGATTGTCGATGTTTGACAGTTCTATAGCTGCGTCAGGACCAGAAGTCACTCGGTCATTAATGCCTTTAGCTAAACCACTTGGCCTAGTTATTTTTGCATCACTGCCTAGCGGATCTCTGCCTGTTTTTGTTGCTACCTCTACGCCATCAACATAGGTGGTTGATGTTTTTGCTCCAAAGTTAACGCCAAATAAACTAGGATCATTACTGCGAGTGACCACTGATGGACCACCCTTGTAATCATAAGTAGTGTCTTGTCGCTGACCAAACAATCCGTATGCATCGCCATCAGTTTTAGTAACATCACCAACAAGAATGCCAGATTTAATTAAAGCGGCTTTTTTTTCTGGAGTCATTTTAGAATCATCAGTAACAGCCATAGATCCAGTAACCCGACTTAAATCGTCACTAGCCTGGCGTTTCATGTCCTGAGTAATGACTCGGTCACCGCTGTATGCTTTCTTCATCCCGATAGCATTCATCTCAGCTTTTAACTCAGATGGAGTGGCCCCACCTTCTTTTCTAGCCGCCCAGTAAGCCTGGTTGTAGCTCACCTCATCATTGCGATATTTGTCATTCTTAATGGCTGACAAAATTATGCTTGGTATGATTGAGTCTTCATTGACTTTAGCCTTTGCCTGGTAGGTGTCATTGTCAAACGCGCCATAGTTTCTTGCTGGCAAATTGGTAGGCTCAACGCTCAATAAAGGCTTGGCCTGTTTAAGTGGTGATGATGCTGCGCTCATGGCTCCATTGCCTTGGCTATAACTGGGAACAGAACCATTATCCGCTGACTTAGATTGTGTACTAGCTGGGCTTACTTTTAATGTATTAGTAGAATTTAGACTAGCCATCATATTAGTGCCAGTGGCCCCTAAAATAGTATTATTGACTCCATAGCCAGTAGTTTCTGTTCCCATTGTTGTTTTAATTTTAGGTGTGGCTTTAGCGGCAAAAGCAGTGTCAATCTGAGCATTTTCCGCAGCCGATATAGGCATAGGGGAGTTAGCTATTTTAGCTGATGGTGCAGCAGAGGTTTTAGCAGTAGACACTATAGACACTGCTGGCCTAGTTCTGGCTGGCTGTGCGTATTGCTTTGCAACCTCACTAGGCAAGTTAGCCCGTTGGTTTCCACCATAGTTTACTTTTGGAGCTTTTTTAGCTTTTGCTTTAGGCGTAGATGTTTTCTTAAAATATTTGCTAGTGCCGTTATTCTTTTTAGGCGTAGCTTTCTTGGCTGGCTTGTCATTATTGCCTCCATCATTACCACCGCTTGAGCCGCTATTATTACTACTTCCACCCATGACCTAATCTCCTAGAAAATGTTGCGCCTGCTTTAAAGCCAGCAGCATTTAAATATTTAAACCAACCCTTTCTTGGGCTTCTAAACTCAATTTGATCAAATGAATATTTATTACCTATTACATTCAATAACTCAGTCATAGCACCAATGAGGCTAGGCCCAGTGAGGTAGAGCATATCAACGTGCAAAACAGTTTTACCTGTATACATATCAACGTGATCAGTCAGCACCAACAGCCCTCTCTTTGCACCATCTTCATGGACATGAAAAACTGTAGCAGCACCATCGTGAGCAGCACCAAATACCTGCTCTGGCGTGAAATGCTCTTGTGCTTTATGCGCCACAACATTAATGGCATTAGCAAAGTAATCCCAATCGTCTTTCACCATTTCGGGTGTTTGCGGCAGTATGTCCATTGTGCTTACCTTGACTTAAATGTATGCGGTTATTAGATTGAACTAACAACTGTTGGCATAGTCGATTGAGGTTCATTCCAACCTACGGCAAAGTAACGCCAGGCATCAGCACCATGACTAGAGAAATCGTGAACAGGTCGTGACTTATAGACCTGGTTAATCTCGTCATACTCTTTGTGATAAGTAGCTAGGCAATCAAGTCCTAGCCGACACTTTTGCTCATCAAACCAGCAGCGGTTAAACAATGATCGTGCAGCTTGTATGCCATCCATGATCGGAATGTTCTTTACCACATTAAAGTGCAGGCCCATCTCCCCAGCCTGCTCTAACCTAGACCGACCTGTGCCTAGCTCTCTTACCCTGATGTCGTGTGGACCCCAATGCTCGTCATAGATGTATGGCTTTTCACGCAGTAACTTGACATAGAATGCCAGCCCCTCTCCAGAATGCTCTTCGTAATCGATAACGCGGATCTCTTTGCCTACCGATTGGGTAAACCATATGGACGTTGAGTCTGCCACTCCTAGATCCCACCATGTCTGAACAGGCACAGCTTGCTCCCACGGGACGTTTGTAATGCGGCCCTCAGTCTTGGCTTGCCTCATTTGCTCGGCATAGTAAGCTCCCTTGTGAGCGGTCATGCACTGTCCCATCCAAATGTGTTGATATAGGTCAGGGTCAGTCTCTTGGAGGTGTAGTCGTTCCTTGTTTAGCTCAGTTGGGAACCAGGGGTTGTCGCTCCAATTGCACTCAACCACGATTGAATCGGGCGGTGGTGATATAACAAACCTCTGATATGTGTCATCGTGCTGGCGCATAGGGTTAAAACTGACCCAAATCTCTGACCCCTCTTTACGGATCGTTGGAATAAGAGTTTCCCAAGATCCACGGGTTATGCCCTCAGCCTCCTCGCACCATACGCGATCAATACCTTCCATAGACTTAATCTTGTTGACGTTGGACCGCAAACCCTCAAAGATAAATCGTGAGCCATTCTTCCCTAGTATCTGAGTCTTTTGAACTTCAAAGAAATCATCCATGCCTAGACGGGTGATAGTATCTGCAAGCAATTGAAGGACTGAGTCAGCTACTGAGCGTTGAATCTCACGGGCACATAGTATCCTGGTCTTTTTTGAGTATGATTCTATGATTAGAAGTTGAGCTATGGCCCATGACTTGCCACTACCCCTTCCACCATGCGCTATGCGGTATCGATGTTTTTGAGTTGCAAAGGCTTTGAACACTGATGGTAGTTCAGTCTCAATCAAGGGGCACATCCCTAAAGCCGACCATAACGTCTTGGACCACATCAAGCTCCATCTCACCTGACACTTCAATAGACTTGCGCTTAGGTGCGACATACTGGGCAAGCTCTTTGTACATGGACCCTGCAAGTATTAACTCACCCTCATCCATCGCCTTTCTAGCGATACTAGCCATCCCTTCAATTGGATCGCAGTCTAGTGAAACCAGTTGATCGATAACCGACTGAGTGCGCTTATTGGGTACGCCCTTCTTGCGACCACTGTTACCTTTAGTGCCTGCCATTTTCTTTTCCCTACTTAAAATAATTAATGCTCGGTCATTTCTTCATCGTCTATGAAGTTTGAGAATGACTCTACCCACGCCATAGATTCTGCAATTAACAGGTCATCTTCTTCATTCCTGGACCTACCCCCATCAATGTTGATGACGGCTTTAGCTAATAGGGTCAAATACAACGCGCCCTGGTTCACTACATCTTGCCCATAAACATTTTCAATCATTACGCATCCCTTACCATTGGAGGTACACACTCAGCGATCATTTCCCTCATATCATCTATCTTTCTACGCTGGCTATTTTTCATCTTGAGCTTTTTACTGTTGTCCTGCTCAATTAAGTAATTACATAGCATTGCTGCAGTCACCCCTAGTAAAGCTAGATTAAAAGAAATATCTTCTGGGGCTAATTCCGATTCCATTTCAAGTCTATTTTGTTCAATAAATAACCTTAAATCCCCATCAACCCATGCCTGC